TGAAGAAGGTAATTTGAGGATTACCAGTTAAATAAACATCCTGTGCTCCGTAAGCTACTAATTGAAGAAGACCACCACCCATTCACGCTATATTCTTTATACTATTAGAGGAGAAAAAAATATGAATTAAATGTATCTATATGTATTACTTATATTTATTATATAAAAATTAATATTAATTATTCTATTATAACGATGTTCAAAGAAAAATCATCAAAAAAAAAATATATTTCCGACAATAATGAGGTTTTTACTTTAGATGCCATGCACACCAACATTATAAAGAAGTTTGAGCTTACAAATAAAGACAAAGAAAACTACAAAATTTTATTGTTGGATTTAGAAGCTCAATCGAACCTTATTATGGAAAATATAGAGGTTAATAAGAATGTTCATGATAGGGAATATGTAAATATTTTGTGGACAAGCAATATTAATATAAGAGAGAAAATTATTGAGCTTAAAAACAATATTAAAGAGTTGGATTCATATAATGAAGTGGAATATTATAAGAATACGAGTTATATATTATTTCAATATTATGATACTGTAGAGAAACAGTCCAAAATAAGTAATACGCATACTTCTATATCGTATGGTATCTGTATTTCTTCAAGTGAATTGTTAAGCAGACAACCGAAGATTTACAAGAATGATTCTAAGAAGAAGAGGTCTTCTGTTTCAGCGACAACAATAAATGTTTTAGATGCTCTTAATAATTTGAATATGGAAAACAATTCAGTTAGCGATATAAATAAGCCTTTACATAAACTTAATAATAGCTTGAATAGCTCGAATAACTTGAACAGTCAGAATAATCCGAGTAATCCGAATATGTTTGATTATTCAAACAGCGTTAAAGAGAATGTAATTGATAAGAGTTCACTTGTTGATAAATACATGTCTATAATAAATAAAAAGTATGTCAGGAATGTTGAAGAGGAGGATATAGAGATATGTAAGAATTGTAAGAATCAAATGACGTGTTTACAGCATGATGCTATAATTATTTGTAATATTTGTGGGTATCAAGAATTGCTGTTGGTAGAGCAGAATAGACCTATATTAAAGCAGAATACAAAGGATACTTCACATTTTAGCTATAAGCGTATTAATCACTTTAGGGAATGGTGTAATCAGGTTCAGGGCAAAGAGAGTACAGATATACCAGATGAGATATTTGAGAAGATTTTAACAGAAATAAAGAAAGAGAAGATTGTGGATACTAAAACAATAACATATAATAAAATGAGGGATATACTCAAACGTCTTAGGATTAATAAATATTATGAGCATATTAATTATATTATAAATAGGATTAACGGGATACCTACACCACAATTTAGCCAAGAGCTTGAGGATAAATTATGTAATATGTTTAGAAATATACAAGCGCCATTCTTGAAACACTGTCCGAAAGACAGGAAAAACTTTCTGTCATATAGCTATGTTTTGTATAAGTTTTTTCAAATATTAGGACTGAATGAATATCTTAAATATTTCCCACTATTAAAAAGTAGAGAGAAGCTATACGTTCAAGACCAAATATGGAAAAAAATATGTTTAGAACTTAATTATGAAATAATACCTTCTTTGTGATATTACATAAATTACCTTATTACTTAAAATCCGTTAGGGAAACCAACCATCCTGAAGCCAGCACCAAGACCAACACCTTGTCTTGCCCCAGCAGAAACTGCAGGTGATAGCAGATCAAGAACAGAGAATGTACAAGCGGCTGTTAAGGCGAGCATCCAAATCTCACTCCAATCTAATTTATTATTAGGTAATATGAGGGCGACAAAAGCAACTATGAGACCTTCGAAAGCATATTTAAGAAGTCTTATAACTACATCCCAGAAATCAATAGAATATTCCATTATTTATTAAATATCTTATTTATACTATTATTATATAATAAAATATTTTAGACTTATTATCAAAAAACATATATAAGATTTATAATATATAATATTATTAGAAAAGATATCATAAAATGTCAGCAGAAGAAAGCACCACAGTCTCGAGCGTTACAAGCGTCAAGGAAGTAGATTATTTGGATGAGGACAAACCGATCCGAGGGCAAAATTTTGTATTGCTATCATTCTTAAGCCCTGAGGATGTTCTTGTGAATAAGGAGGCGTATATGTTCAGTCAGTTTATTAGTAAGTTTAGCAGCGACATGACTAAGCTATTAGATGGTATTTCGACGAAGTATAGCGATTCAAAGGACTTTGTTGAATCTGTTAAGGAGAATAATGCCTTTATCTTTGATCCTAAAGATATGAGCGAACAATATGGATTTTATAAATCTATAAATAACCAAGAACTGGAGACCTCATATCATCGTGATAATAACTTTGCTACTTCTATTAGGGGAATTAAGGTAAGAGGTGTATTTGATACGATTGATGAGGCCAAAAATCGAAGTGAGTTTATCAAGAAGATTGATAACAAGTTTAATATTTATATTGCTCAAGTAGGTTGCTGGTGTCCATGGTCGCCTAATCCGGATTGCTTAGAAAATCAAGAATATGCCGAGACACAACTTAATACTCTAATGAAAGAGTACAAGAAGAATATGAATGACAAGGATATTATCTTTGAGAATAGGAAGGCATCCCTATTTTCTACTGCTGCTACGGATTCAACGACTGATAAACCTCCTTCTGATCTGGAAAATGATGTAGTTCCCGGTACTGAAGCGACAGCTGATGTGGATGTATCAGAAGCAAATCCACCGATTGAATTGTCAGAACTTAAAACCAGTATTGAACAGGTTGATGCGTGGAGTTCACAAAAACTCGGACTTCAATAAATGAGCATTTATTATAGGTTAGGTTGTATATGAATTTAATATTTTTTTCTTATTTCTTTATATTAAGAAATGAAAGCAATAGCAATTTTTTTATTATTTATAGGGTCTATCATGATTATTCAAGGATACTATAATAATAAATCTGTATGTAAAAAAGATAAGGTAGTTGTTAAGTATATACCAAGAAGTATTTATGAGGAACAATTAAAACCCGCAGAAAGTCTTCAGACATTTTATAGAGGTATGTTTGAAGACATTTTATTACACTAATCTGTTTTTTTGTTTATTTTTATCCTCAATATTAGTAAATGGATATATTAAAAGATATTGAAAAAAACATTCTAAATATTAATATGTATAGCAAAGATAACGATCAAGCAAAGTTAAATATAATCAAAAAACAGATTGGCGATTATTTTAAATACAAAAGTGATGAGAATAATGTAATTACACAAAAGATAATAAGATACGAGGAAGAGTACAAAAAGGCACGAGAAATAAATAATTATGAATACGAATTATTTTTACAAAATAAAGAAGAACGATATAATATATATAAAGAAACCAAAGAGCTATCATCATTATATGATTATTTAAATTATAAATACGAAAATCACAAGAGCATCCCTGATATATACACATATGAACATATAAGATTAGAAGAAGATAGAGCAAGCGGTCAAAAGGAAGTAAAAGATACTAATGGGGCTAAAGATGCTAAGGGCATTATTAACAAAGAAAAAGTATGTCCTGAAGGTAAAGTACTAAATCCTATAACAAAAAGGTGTGTTAAAGCTCCAGTTGCTAAGAAGGCTAAAGATGTTAAGAAAGATTTGAAGGAACCTAAGGAACCTAAGGAACCTAAGAAAGCTGTGAAAGTCAAGGAGTGTCCGGAAGGTAAAATCTTAAATCCTGTAACCAATCGATGTATCAAAGATGTTAATTATAAGAAACCTAAGCCTCCTGCGCTACCTGAGCCTTCATGAAAAATTATAAAATAGATAATTATATAGGAGATATTATGGTAAAAAATATTCAAGATAATAGAACATTTAGGATAAACTGGTTTAGCTTCTTCTTCGCTTTTTTATTAGGAGTTATATATGTGTATATTTCTTCGCCACCAATCAGAAGTATTATAAAATATCCTACACCTTACAACGCAAATAAAATAGTATATAAGGATCATAATCACCAGTGCTATAAATATAGCGCAGAGGAGGTTAAGTGTACAGCAACTTCTTTAACACAGCCTATAATATAATGGGATGTTCCAGGGTATATCTATAATTATTTTTTTAAATTTTAATAGATTAGAATAGAAGTTAGATGAGTAAAAAGATAGGGATGGGGACAGGAAAAGCGAAAGATCCTTCGGGTTTAAGAGTTACTATTGACAGATTGTTTTATGATGATACAGGACAAATAATTGTTAGCGCACTATTTGGTCTTGCGTTAGCTCTGCTTTTTAGGCGTATTTGTAAGGATAATTGTGTATTGTATTCGGCACCGGACATTAAAGATATTGAGGAGAATATTTACAATCTTGAAGATACATGCTACAAGTATAAATCATACCCAGTCAAATGTAATGAATTAGATAAACCTTTAGAACCGTATGATATTAATAAAACGCCAGATAATCTAATAAGTGTCCCTGGGTTTTTTGAGAGAACATTTTTTACTTCTACATAAAGCAAAATCCATATTGCGTAATATAATTTATATTGAAAATATTATATATCAATAGATAGAATTATAATAATGTCAACACCTATAAGTACATTACCTATGAAAACGCAACAATCAGGCGCTGCTGGCGGAGCAGGCGATACGAATGACATAAATGACCCAATAGTTCAAGATGTTTTGAATGAATTCCAAGAAGAATTAATGATATCCAAGCAACCTAAATCTTCACAATTCTCTCAAAGTATGCCTCCTCAAATGCCACCTTCACATATGCTACCGCCGCCGCAATATCCTCCATCACCCTATCCATCTATGGCATATCCTCCGCATAGCTCTAATATGAATGGCGGTCATGGCGGTAATAACAATAACAATAGCAAATATGATAATATTTCGTCATATTTAGATACTGATGTGGCAAAAAGAAGTTTGATATTAGTGATATTAGCAGTAATTATATATCATTCTGGTATTATTAATACAGTATATGAAAAGATGCCCGAATATCTACATGAGAATTTAAGTAATTTTGATATATATATAAAATCAGTATCACTATTCTCGATCATTTATGTTCTATCGTTTTTTGAATATATTTAGAATAAAACTTAATGTC